CATAATGATGTCTACAATGTTATTGGAAATTATCAGATTTCTTTAAACAGTGCTGTTGGTGAAATATACTATACTACTGATGAAACTGATCCCCGAATGGTTGGTGGTACAATAAGTCCATCAGCAGAAAAAGCAGAAAACAATGAAGCAATTAATTTGGTTGGAACTTCATATATTAAAGCTAGAATTAAACACAATGATGAATGGAGTGCTTTGAATGTAGTTAATATCTTTGATCATGTTGGTATTAAAAAATATGAATCGAAATCTAATATTAAAATATATCCAAATCCAACTAGTGATTATATTTATTTTGAAAATGTGTCTAACAATGATGATGTTGTTATTTATAATATGGAAGGTCGAAAAGTTTTTTATGGAAAAGCCAATGAATCTTTAAATTTGAATAATTTAAACATTAAAACAGGATTATATTTTGTTAAAATAAAAAATTCAGTTTTCAAAATATTATACAAATAATAAAAATATCTAAATATATAAAGCCAGTAAAAAGCCAGTTTTTACTGGCTTTTTTTTTAAACTTTTTCTAAGTTTTTATAATATATTATTATGTAATTTCAGTTAAGAATTTTTGAATTATTTTTTAATTATCATAATTATTTTAAAACTTTTTATTATGTTTTATGTATAATAATAATAAAAAATAATTTAGAAAATATGGCAAAAATTGCAAAAACTGCAAAAACTTCTCAAAAATCTAACGATTTTAATTTTTCAAAATTGTCAAGTCTTATAGACAATATGGACAAAAAGGACATAATTTCAGTTGAAGATTTTAATAAAGAAAAGAATTTTATATCAACAGGTATTCATATTGTTGATGGACTTTTATCAAAAAGTATTTTAAAAGGTGGTATTCCCGCTAACAAAATTACCCTTATTGCTGGACCAAAACAAACAGGTAAATCATTTATATCCTTAAACATAGCAAGAAATGCCCAAAAAATGGGATATAATGTTGTTTGGATTGATACTGAATATAGTATTGAAAAATCAGATTTTGATATGTATGGTATTGATACATCAAATTCTGATACATTTATGTTAATACGTACTAATATAGTTGAAAAAATCAAAATTTTCTTAATGTCATTTTTAGATGCTTTACAAAAATTAAAAGACACTGGTGTTGATGTATCAAAAACAATTGTGATATTAGATTCAATTGGTATGTTATCATCAGAAAAAGAAAAGGAAGATACCCTTAAACAAACTGTGAAACAGGATATGACACGTGCAAAACAGATAAAATCATTAATGAGACTTATTACTAATGATTTGGGTAGATTAAATATACCATTGGTTGCAACAAATCATATTTATTTAACGCAAGATATGTTTCCACAGACCATTATGAGTGGTGGTGAAGGTTTATATTATGCAGCAAGTGTAATATTGTTTTTAAGTGATTCAAAATTAAAAACAGGTGAAGAAGATGAAATGGATTTAGGTCGTTCAGGTTCTGTGATTACAGCAAAATGTAATAAAAACAGACTAGCAAAACCAAAGAAAGTTAAATTTGAAATAGATTATAGTAAAGGTATTAATCCATTTAAAGGATTGGACTTATTCTGTACTGTTGAAAACTTTGACAAAATTGGTATTGCAAAAGTTAAAAAAGTTGTAGATAAAGAAACTGGTGAAATTTCATATACTTCATATAACCGTTGGTATGTTAAACATTTGGATACATATCTTGCAGAAAAACAATTATTCAATAGAAAGGTTTTTACACCTGAAGTTTTAGCTGCTATGGAACCAATTATATACGATTACTTTAAATATCCTTCATATGATGAATATCTTAAAGAATTAGAAGAAATTGATGAAAAATTAAATGAAATAGAAGAAAAAGATATGTTAACATCAGAAGAATTTGATCTCGATGATAATAATGAAAATTTGTTCGATTAATTAAATAATATAGTTTTAAAATGGCAGATGTAACAAATACAAATCAAGAAAAACATTATTTTGTTCATATATTAGAAAATCCTGATCAATTTAGTAAGGTAGAACCATATTTTTTTAAGAATTCTGATATAATGTTTATTTATTCAGTAATTAGAGATGAATATATTAGAAGTGAATCACATACTGTTCCAAGTATTAATCAGATATATTCTATGGTTAAACTTGCAGATCAAGAAAATAAAATAAGTGATAAAGTTATTAAATTACTTTTACAATCTGATAATGGTGACATTAGTTCAGAATGGTTAACACCAAGATTTAAGAGTTGGAAAATAAAGAACCAACTTCAAGGTGATATGCTTAAAGGTATTGATTTTGTGCGTAGTTTAGATGACATTGATTATGATAATGTGGTTGATGTTGCGCAAAAAATTAAGGGTATGTTTAGTAATGTACTACTTGTAGATGATGATGATCAGGATTTAGGTGATGATTTTGATGATCCAGAATCTCACAAGCAAGAAATATCAAAAAACTGTATACCAACTGGATGGCAATGTATTGATACTATTTTAGGTGGTGGTTGGAGTAAATCAACATTGAATGTAATTATGGGTGAAACAAATGTTGGTAAATCAATGTGGTTACATAATATAGCTGTTAATGCTGCTAATGCTGGAGAAAATGTTTTGATTATTACATTGGAAATGGCAAATAGAAAAGTATTTAAAAGATTGGGTTGTATGCGCCTTAAAATACAAACAGATGAATATGATGTTAAAACAAAGGATCCAATGTTTTTAAAACAAAGGCTAAATAATCTAAAATCACAAGTGACTGGTGGTAATTTATTTGATCAAAAACCTGGAAAAATTTTTGTGAAAAAGTATAATACCAGTGATTGTACGGTTACAGATATAGATAATTATGTTAAGAAATTTGAAGAAGTTAAAAGGCTTAAAGTTGGAATGGTGGTTGTCGATTATATTAACATTATGTCAATTGAAAAAGGTTTTGATGTAACAAATATGTTATATTTAAAAGGTAAACATTTGGCAGAAGGTTTAAGACGAATTGGTGACAAATATGAATGTGCTGTTGTAACAGCAACACAAACAGATAAAGCTGTTTGGGGTGCATCTGATATAAAATTAGCTGATATTCCAGAAAGTAAAGCTATTGCTGATACTGCTGATTCTGTATGGGGAATTATTCGCAATCCTGAAATGAAAAGAAACAATATTTATAGATTAAAAATTTTAAAATTACGAGATGGTGAACATCATGAAGAACAAGTTAGATTCGATTTTAATACTAAATTTTTAACTATGGAAAATGATACATTGGTGGGTGTGAAATAACAGAAAATAATTAATATTAATGACTAAAAAGAAAGAATATGATTTAGATGATGAAGAAGAATTATATGAAGAAGAAGAAGAATTATTAGATTTGGAAGTAATAGAAGAAGACTATGATGAAAATTCTGGAATTGATGATTCTGAATCAATTGATGATGAAGATGAAGATGATGATGAAGATTCTGATAGTGATATAATGTTTAAATTCAATACAAACAATCATAAAATTGAAGGTAAACACGCACTACAACGAGATACAATTTTTAAAGGTAAAGATGATAATAGTACAGAAGATGGTGAATCAAGTTCTACACAAGATTTATTTAATGTTAATGATGGATTTACATTAGAAGTTGGATCAAGTTTTGATTTTGAAAGTAAGAATAATGAAGATTATGTTAATAGATTAAATTTATCTAAAGATGTTTATGAATTATTAAATGAAAAAACAGAATTAGATTTTTCTTCAAATAGAAGAAAACCAAACAAACAAGCATTTAATGATTATTATAGAATGTTATTAGAAAATGTAGGTAAAGAATATACTAAATCTGAAATTTTTGTTGAATTATCATATTATTTTACCGATAACATATTTAATATGTTTAAGCTATTAGATAAAGAATATGCAACACAAATAATAGTAGAATTGAAACAAAGTGGATATTTAAGAAATCTTAATAATATCAACTTTATATAAAAAATAATTAAATTAAAAAATGGAGTATAAAAGAAACGAAGCGTTTGATGCATCTTTAGAATATTTTAAAAATGATTCTTTGGCT